ACTCTGTTGGGAACGCAAAAGTAAGTCCATTAAGCCAAAAACTCTTATGTCCAAGATTTCTTCAACAACTTCTCGTCTGTATCTTGGTTTCATCTTCATAAATGGTTCGTATGATGAAGAACCTAATATTACAACTTGAATAAACGACCTGTAATTCAGTTTCATTATGTTTTGTTCAAGGTACTTTTGATAATCAATACTACTTGCGTCTTGGTTTATAAGTTTGCCATTCTGATATATCTCAAATAGATTTGGTTTAATGCCTCGTCTAATCATATATTGATTTGTACCAACTTCAAACTCTACTTCAACAAGTGTATCACCATTATTAATAGTATTAACCATTTGGTCTTTCTTAATAATTCTAAATGGTTTATTAAACAAAGCATAACACAATGCGTCAAGTAAAGTAGATTTACCACTACCATTACTACCAACGATTAATGTTGTAGGAGTTTTATCTAGTTCTACCTCAATTGGTACATTACCTGTAGATAGAAAGTTCTTATATCTTATTTTCTTAAATGTAATCATTCACTAGCTTCACCATATAATTCTTTTGCAAACTGTTTTAACTTTTGTTTATCTAATTCACCAGTATCAGCCTGGTCAATATAGTTGTTTAAGAAAGTTTGTGTATCTTCACCTGCGTCAAGTATGTCACTTCTTACTGTAGAGGCCACATCAATAGGGTCTTCTATTATTTGTAATTCATGTACATTGATTGTGTTGTAGATTTTTTCAACTAAATTGTTGTACATATCCTCATCTGTCTTATTTGTTACAAACAGCTTGACATAGGTATTATCAAATTCAGTTAAGTCGTATTGTGAATAGTCTTGTTCTTTATCATTATAGTATATCTTTTTATACATACGATAAGGATTTTCAACTCGTTCCAATTCTCTTGTTTCTGTATCAAATATATGAAAACCTTTAGGACATTGATAGTCTGACCATGTAATTTCATATTGTGTGCCTAGATAATAAATACGACCATCATCTGACTTCTTGTGAAAATGGCCTGATATTACTTTTTCAAATTTTGTGAATTGTGATTTTTCTTGTCCATGGTCATTGTAAACGCCTTTGTGCATTTCAAAGCCCTTAATTTCAAGGTGACCCATGCAAATAGTCGAAGTGGTGTTGTCAATAGCATGTACACTATCATCCAAGTTGTCATCACAAATCCAAGGAAGAAACAATATATCAATACCCCCAAGGTTAACAGTAGTTGCTCGGGTATAGATTTTAGCATTTTTGCTAATATTAAGATTCTGTAAAGCATTTACTTCGTTTGTGTTTTTGTAATAAGTATCATGGTTTCCTATAATAATATGAGTATCAATAACCATATCATCTAGTTTATCCCAAAAAACTTTTTTGAAGTTATGGGCTGTATTATGGTTTATAAACTTTCGTCTGTCAACGACATCACCTAGATGTACCAATGTTTCAATATTATGTTCTTTCAAATATGGAAAGAAAATGTTATTGTAAAACTTGTTTTGGTATTCTATAAAAGCAGGCGAATCACTACGACATCCGAAGTGTGTATCATTCAGTAACGCTATCTTCATTAATAAAGTATTCCAAGGTTGATTGTGATTTTTTAGTTGTCTTTTTCTTTTTTTCTTTTTTAGCTGGTTCGTCAATTATTGTATTCTTTTGTAAGAATTCAGTAAATTGATTTTTAAAATCCCTATCTTCTCCTGGTTGCAAACTCATATCATCATAATTATGTTCCATTATTAGTTTTTGTTTAATGGTTACTTGTTTTTTCTCTTTTTGTATTCTTCTAATAAATGCGTAATAAATGATTTGTGTAAAGTAAGCAAAAGGATTGTTAGATTTTTCTGGATTAAAGTTATCCAAATACTGTAAACAATTCTCTATACCATCACTAATCATATCATCTCTAAATGTATAGTTAATAAAATTAGGTCTATACGATAAGTGATTCGCTATCTTTAAGAAACAACTACCAATGTAATCTGTAACAGGAGGCCTATCTAATTTCTTTTTTTCAGCATGTTGTACTGCCTTTTTGAATTCAATCATGGCAGCCAAAAACTCCTTATTATTTACATAATGTTCTTTTTGTGTTTTTGTTTTTTTAGTCATAGTAGTCATTATACATTATCCTCACAAATAGTCAAGCCTAGGTTGACATAATTATTTTTAATTAAATGGCCGAACCACGCTTGACATGGTAAAAAAATCGTATATAATAAGCGGTGTTCCGGTTCAAAGAGATAAACTCCTAAGCCATTACTTACAGATACTTTGTTTTTAATTTTAATGGACGGTTGGGTCTTCTTCAAACTCATCAAATATTTCATTAAGTCTTCTATCATCTTCATCACTCACTCTTTCTTGTTCATAGTTGGGTGCCTTTAATCTATCTGGCACTTTATCAACAACATTATAATCTCTAATAATATTTACATATGACGATTGCATTTCACCAGTTGCGTTGGTGATTGTCATAATCTTTTCTTTTGGAATAGTAATAACATGGTCACTCGTATAAGCTGTCCACTTTACTAATGCCACATAATCTTTAAATCCCTGAGGTGTTAACTGAGGAATGTATTTAATTTGAAACGGTTTTGTTATTCTTAATAATGCGTGGTCCTCTGGTAATTGGTCAGATGGAAAGGCACAGACAATATCATCACCGTTAACTAGTTTAACTATTTTAATATTTGTCATTTGTTTAACTCCACATTATGGATTTCATAATCAAATTCTTCTTCATTGTATATATTTATCCTTTCTCTAAAGTGAGATAATGTATAATTCTCTTTCTCTTTGTATGTTAAATCGTCAGCAATATCATATAAAGTGGCCGTTGAATTATCATCTTTTAATCTTAAGCCTCTACCAATACTTTGTAAATTTCTTATCCTTGATTTACTAGGAGAACAAAACACAATGTTGTGTAAATTACGAATATTGATACCGGTACTAAAGGTTCCGTAGCTTGCCACGATAATAGCATTGTCACTCTTTTCCGTAATTTCCCTAATAGATTCTCTTTCATCTGTTTCTACACCTCCGTGAACATAAAATACTTTTTTATCCTCTGCCTTTTTTGTTATATCTTCAAATAATCCTTTACCATGTTTTTCTACATACTGAAACAAACATAGTGTATTACCTTGTAGTTTAGAAGATAGATTTACTATAAACTTATTTCTTTTTTCATGTTTAACTAGAAAGTCCATTTCTTCTTGGTAATTAAGACCACTTAACATTTGCCTACTACCACTATCATAATTTAATATCAAACCGTAAATTTTCAAGGCCGCCAATTGTTTTTTATCTTGTAACTCGGCAGTAGATATAACCTTATTTACAGTACCGAACAATCCTTCTAACACAAGTTTGTGTGTTTTTGTACCATCTAATGTACCTGTTAATCCATATCTATACTTACAGTCTGTTAATTTAGACATAATTTTAGTAAGTGATACCGCTTTAAATAAGTGTGCCTCATCTCCTACAATAGTACCAAACTGATTAAACCATGCTTTTGGTAAATTATAGATTGATTGCCATGTAGATATAACTACCCTTTTATTTGTATCTTTATCATGTCCTTGATATATTTTGTGTACATTAGTTTCACTATTCCAACCATAATCTTTAAAATCTTTTGTCAATTGTTCTACCAATGATGTAGTAGGTACAATAATTAATACTTTATTTTGTTTTTTATTTTTTAACCGAATAAGGTTAAACCTAGCAATAAGATAGACAATGAGAGATTTTCCACTAGCTGTGGGTGATAACAATAAACAACGAGATTTTTTAATTGCATAGATAAATGCCTCCTTTTGGTAATCTCTTACTTCGAATGGTATTTTTAAGGCCTTAATAAAACCATCCACGGCCTGTTCGTCAACAGTAACATCTTTAATTTTAGTACCATCAACAACTTCTATTTGATTATCTTTACACCACTTAATAATGTAAGGATATAATCCGGCATATATTTGACCAGTTTGATAAGAATATAATCTTATTTTTCCGTCCCATACTCTGTTTCTATATTGAGGCATAAACTTAAAACCTGGTACCTCAAAGGTAAAGTATTCTGATAAATCTCTACGAATGCCAGCCTCTGCCTCTATAGTCAAATTGACTTCATCTTTTTTTTCTAGTACAATATACTTTACTACTGCCATTGACTTCCTACTACCCAACCTACTAAAGACTTTCTAGTACCTTTTGTTACTTTACTTACTTTATGCCAAACATGACTAGGAAATACAATCATGCTTCCTTTTTTAGGTTTAAATGTTTCAATTATAGTTTTATCTGGATTAGGATGTGGTTCACACATATTAAAATCACCACCCTCATAATCATCATTTAAACATAATGTAAAACTTAACTTTCTAATCAAACCATTATCGTATGGTTTTGTATGACTATCAATATGCCAACCATAATGGTCGCCTATATTATAGATTGTGTATTGTAAAGGTTCAAATTCTTTTAAAGAAAAGTTCCAATTGTTTTCATCATTAGCTAATTGAACCAAGTTACTTAATGATGTTTGCAATTTATTATTAAGCATAGTATTATCTAACCAAGATATCTTTGAGCTTCTATTGTTATTATCACCATCATTAATTTTTGCATTTGTAATATTTTGTGATTCGCCACTACTAATAATCTCATCACAAAAACTATGTGGTACAATACTATCTTTTATATGGTATATTTTTGATAAAAACATTACACAGCACCACTAGTAAATCTACGCCAATCAATAGCGTTTTTAATAGTAAATGTTCTATTAGATATTTGTCTGATTGTTCTATCTAGGTAATCAACACAAGTCGATAAGTATTCAATCTTTTGTTTACCTTTGATAAGGTCTTCATCCGATTCAATGTACTTGTCAACATCCGTTCTTAATATTTTTAAGTCAAATGGTTTTTCGGCATAGACCTGTGCGTCTGATTTGCCTGTATAATATTCCCACTTGTCTTTTTTTAACTGTCTATAATCCGTCTCCGCTTTTGTCAACATCAATTTAAACTTTGTATAGTGTTTCATATACTTGTTATGTAATTGAGGTGTTTTAAGGGATTCTAAATCTAATTCAGTTTCATCAATGGCCAAGTCTTTGTCGGCCATTTCTTGTAGTTTTTCTAAATCCATAATTTATCCTTATATTCATTTCATTATATCACAAAAACATTAAAAAGTAAAGTCTGGTTAAGAATTTGTAACTGTAGTTGCCGAAGCACCTATATTTGCAAAATCATAACCTCTGTACCTAAAAGTTACTGTAGCCATTAGATATTGTACATCTGTCGCCTGTTGGTCATATTGTAATTCACCAATTGTTATTGGATATACATCTCTAAATCTAATTTCTTTAATAGGGTTGTTTTTACTAGTCAATACAATCAATGTTGCGTCTGAAAAATAAGCTTGTTGACTAGGTGCACCAAATCTAACTTTGCCTGGCTCAGTTGATACAGAACCTTGACTTGATGGTGCTCTATCAACACCTGCGTTTAAACCATCAGCATATTCAGTATAACTTTCTGGAAAACCTAAACCTCTAATCCATCCATGTATTTCTTGTAAGTTTTCTAAATTTTCATCTACTAAAAATGTCATATTTAAAGTTTCATATGATAGAGTAGTACCAGGTAGAGGAACATCTACAAAAGGTGTAGGTTGTTTTACCTCACTAATTGATACAGATGGTAAATTAACTGAGGTACAAAAGTATTCTACTTTAGGTAATTTACTAATTTGAAATTTAAACTGCGTTGGACTTGCATAGTCTAAACTTGTAGGTTGTCTTGTAAAACTATTTGTTGTTGTCATTGTCGACCTCTTTCCACTCTTTTTCTGTGGCTAATTGTTCTAGTTGTTTTTCCTTTTCAGTCAAAATCTCTCTTTGCATTTGAATATCATCTATTCTTTTTTCAATGAATTCTAAAGCATTTTTCTTATCAGGATATGTAAAATAAGCGACTAAAAATATTGCACCAGCAATACCTAGTATCCATGAATACTGTAAAAACATTTTACCTAACCTCTTATTTCTTCTTTTTTTCTTCACAATACTATTTATCCATTTAGGAGGACCAAAAAAAAAGGGGACCGAAGCCCCCTTTTTTCGTATTACTGTATAAACAGTTATTACATTAAGTTCGCAACTTGCGTTCTTTGGTAATATCTGTTAGAGTTAGCAGAACCAGCACCGTTAATAACAGCTGCGTCACCAGATCCAGCTTCAGCAAAAGGATTTGCTTGTAAGCCGTATCTAGTTTTGAAACCGATTTTCGGTTGGAAAGTATCTTGACCAACTGCTCTAACCATTTGTAGTGGTACATATGGACAGTAGAACATACCTGCGTCATAAGGTGAAGTACCTTTGTAGCCAACTACATAGTAGTGAGCAGACGCTGAGTTTGCACTATAAGGGTCAATGTACACTTTAAATCTACCGTTAAGAACACCAGCAAAAGTATTACCAGTATCGTCAACTGTTAGATTGTTGTTAAGAGCTGGAGTATAGTCTAATACACCTGCCATTTGAAGAGCACTAGCAACATCAGCTGAAGTAATGATAATGTTACCTTTACCTCTTCTTGTTCTTTGTGCGATTCTGTTAGCATCTCTTTCAAGGTTAAACATTAGACCTTTGAATCTTTCAACAGACCATCTGCCGTTTGAGTCAGTATCTAAGTCAAATACACCTGCTGTAGTCACATGACCTGCTGGTGAACCTTTTTCTGCGTTAGTATAGATTGTTCTAACAACTTCTCTGTTAATCTCTGCAAGAATTTCAGCAGACAAAATGTTTGCTAATTCTGTTTCAGCATCTAAACCGTGGATTGCTTTTAAGTCTTGAGCAAGTTCCATAGTGTATTCTGCTTTAAGAGCTCTTGATTTAGCAGTTACAGTTGACTTCTCGATTGAGAAT